TGGGTGCTTGAACTGCTTTAGTTGCTGCTTCAAGTGAGAGAAGTGCATAGCGTGCCTTTGCTACTTGGATTGGCAATACATCATCGAATTGACCACGAGCCTGTGAATCAAGTGACGGGCGCATAACAACGCGGACCATACATTCGCCAATAGGGTTTTTAGCACGGTCAATAACAAGGTTATTGCGTGTTGGTACAAATAAAACATCTTGGTCTTTGTCGTGATAACGCACAACTTCCAACAAAGATGTCATTGAGTTGTGCTCATCCTTGTCGTACAAGATGTGTGCATACTCTGGGTACAAAGCCATAAGTTCAGATACTGGCTTCATTGTGCGCTGGTAAAGTGCGTTAACATTTCCAAAGCGGTCAATGATTGGGTAAGAACCAACTGCTTCTAAGAAACGGATGCGAGGCATCTGCGCTTCCATGTCGAACTCTACTTGTGCAGGAACAAAGCCATAAGATACATAGCGGTCTGCTGCTGTAAACATTTGTGTCTGCAAGTCAGAGAAGTCAACATAAGAGTTAACAATTTCTTCACGCTTGTCTGCCTTCTTACGAGCAGCCTCTGACACCATGGTAGGTGAGTTGCAGTTAAATGCTGGTAGCGGAGCAATTACTTCTGACAAGTCGCGTGCTGCGATGTCCACCATATTTGCCACGATAGGATTTTCAAAAGGACCATCGGGGAAAAGGTCTGGGTAAACATCACGCATGCGACCCTTGCGGACAAGCAGCACTGCTTCCATGCGGCTGTCTCGCTCGGCGAATTGCTGGCGGTAGCGGTCATAGTTATCTTTAATATCATCTAAAGATAGAGCCACATTCGCCTCCTGTTCTATGCGTATAGTTCGTCAAGATTGACGGTGTATTGTTTTGAGCGGTCATACGGCGTATGAAACATGCCCATTCTGTTGTGATTCTTAGAAAAGTTAGTTGCACTTGCCAAGCGGTCACGACATCCAAGTTCTGCAAACCAGAACGCCATGACTGTATCTGTCTTTTGTGACTTAGGTGAATCTGGATACCATGTCACAAGTTGTTCAATGAGAGCCTTAAGACCCTCAGAAGAATGTGTTGAAGGGAACTCAATAAGAGCATTGCCTTCATCCCATCCATAAAACAAAGTTGTTAGAGATGCCACACCAAAGTCTGAGTCCCACTTGTTCTGACCAGTATGGTGTTCGCGCAACATAGAACCACTGCGAGTTAAGAACTCACGGACTTCTCTATCCTGCGTAAGCATTGTCTGAAATGCGTTCTTCTCAACACGCCACTCAGTAACTCTGTAGCGTTCAGTCCAGTCTTTGATTAAGCCACGAATCTCATCTGGTTTCATCCCCGCAACATTGGAGACATCCAGCAAGTAACGCTTCTGCGTAGAAACATCCAAGCCAAGAACCACAGCGGCGGTATAACCAGAGCCAGCGGGGTCAAGACCAGCAACCACAATAAGCCCGTCCATACCATTAGGTCGAACGCCATGCTTACCCTTCGGGATAATCCCAATATTGCGAGCGCCGTTAATAACGCCTTTGATAGCATCTGATGGGAAAGCAGAATCTTCGTGAACCTGTTGCTGTTGGTAGACCATCGCCCACAAGTTCGGGGACATACGGCTTCGCTTCTTATGCAGTGCTGGACCTGTCCACTTGTCGTAGAGTCCGTCCTCATCAGGTACACCATTGCCAGATACGGGAGGCATGTTGGTCTTAGCCCAGAGCGTAACCCAGTCCTTCGAGTCATCTGCGAACTCCAATACGGCAGGTTGGGCAAAGTATGTCCAAGGGGATGTCTCGTCTGGATAGCGCATAGGGTCACGCAATTCGGAATATAAATCTCGTGGGCGTAGTCGAGTACCTACAACCAGTAGCCGTCCGCCGTCATTGTCAATACGAGACATAACTTCGGATTGAATCCAGTCAATCTGCTTTTCATACTCATGGGCGTTGGTGTGGTCAACACAGTCGTCCATGATGATTAAGTCAGCACGGGCACCATAGATATGACCACGAATACCCACAGCCTGAACTGTAGGGTCCTTTTCTCCAGAGTCACGAGACTCGGAGGATAGGTAAATTAGGTCCTGCTTCCACGAATCGGAATTTTTTTCATATCCCCCTGGCGGACCAAAGGTTAGTTGTAAATCCTGATAACGAGGATGGGTTAGACGATTCTTGATAGAAAGCAGGAATTTCTGTGCCATAGCCTGTGTCTTAGACACAATCATTATTCTGATATTAGGGTTTTGGCAAATCCGATATACCGCATAGTTTACTGTAATGGTCGTAGACTTAGCGTGTTCTGGTGGGGTGTTGACTATGAGAAGGTCAGATGACCCAGGTTCATAGGAGATGGCAGGATGAATATCCTCAGGCTCTCGACCCTCTAGTAAATCAATCCAGTGCTTTTGATGGGGGAATACTTGGACCCCTAAAAATTTTTCTGAAAACTCTGGGAAGGGTGGTACTTCCCCTCGTGGAGAGCCGACCTCACCCCGTGCTGTCATTGAGCGAATCTTGTCAATGGCTAAGGCAAATTGTTCATCGGTCTTTCGGTAATACTCATAGGTCTTAACACTTCGACCTACGGCATCCATCGCCTTTTGGACAGAGTACCCCTGCATTAGGAAGTCAATGACTTGCTTTTTAATAGCATCGCTTTTATGCGAAGCAGAGGTTGTTCTCTTTCTTTCCATAGCATGCTCCAAAACCATTTGTGGTGAGTTTTGGGGCAAACTCTAACCGAAGGCGAAGTCTAAACGAAGCCGAAGGTTAGGGCTTCATTTAGGGTGCGCCCCTAGAGGGCGCTGTTGCTTAGCAGAGAGGCTTCGATATTTTCGCCTCTCACTATACTATAGGTGTCCAGAAGGACACTATTGGACACTTTATAGCGTGTGATTTACATCACACTGTTGCTTATGGGTAAAAGTCCTGCTCAGACCCCCACCACTATCAAATTTATGTAGGTAGAGATATACCGATACCGATACCAGCAGTTTAATAACCCTGGGGTGATGACTCACCCACCTGCAATGCTTGCTGTTTAAACAGTTAAGCACCTGCTTGCAAGGCTATGCATGCAGGCTTGGCTAGGACAGGGCAGGGCTAGGGCTTGGGCTGGCGCTGACTGTGTATAGGCTCGCGCTGTTTCACAGTATCGCGCTCCCCCCCAGCATGCAGGCACAGCGCAAGTAGTTGAAAGTTCAACAACCGCCATAAGTTACTCGCCAGTAAATCGCTAAAGTCAGTTGTTTAACGACACTTTAGAGTTACGCCGATACAGTAAGAAACGAATTATCAGTGTATAGCACTGACTTTAGCCTTGTTACTCATCGGTAACTTACGACTGTTTAAACTTTTGCTGTTCGCTGTCGGCTGTTTTGTGCCACAAAATCCACCCCAAAAGCCTCGTGTCGCAAAAAAGTTTTATGCGTAGCGACCTGCGGTTTTATATTTTTTGCCGTTATCTGTTGACAGTGTTTAAACCGATGCCCTAAATTTCTCCATGTCGGCAAAACCCCCGACAGACTGGATGCACCAAATGCCTGTACTTAACCGCGAACAGTGGCTGGCAAGCCTTGCCATTGCTGTACGCCCTCACCTTGCCTCAACTATCCAAAACGGAGGCGATGAGGAATCTGCAATTCGCCTTTCCTGTGGCTTTCCTCCAAAATCAGGGCGCAAGGCTGTTTCAGCCTCAATCGTGCCTCCAACAGCCTCAGCCGATTTCACAGCCGAGATTTTTGTGGCTCCAACTGTGGACGATGCCGAGACTGTTGCCCGTCTAATTCTGCCCCTGCTCAAGGTTGCTCAGGCTGGAAACTGGCGCGGAGCCTCTGCCTCGGTTGCTAAGCCTCTCGAGTCCTTGCCCTCATGGGTTGAGCCAATTTTGGCTCGCCTTGGTGCATACCCTCACGCCAAAATCGAATTGACCGAGGCTCCAAAACAATCAACTCGCCTCATCAAGGTTGCCTGTTTAAACGACAACTACATTGCCCGAGTTTCTCGCTCAACTCTCGTGAATCTTGGCTCCCCAATCTGCCCTGCATGCAACCAATCTCTAGTGGAGGCTTAAACCATGTCTACTTTCACATACGGACTCGAGTTCGAGGTCAACGGAATCTCCCCATCCACCGCCTCAACTGTTTTGACTCAGGGCGGAATCAACTGTCTCGCCCCTCGCAATCAGCATGTCCTCTCAACCGAGTGGACGGCTGTTTATGACGGCTCAATCCAAGGCGCGGAGGTAGTTTCTCCAATCCTCAACGATGCCCGTTTAAACGAGGCATCAACTGTTGCACGCTTGTTGTTAAATGCAGGCGCAAGGGTTGACCGCTCAACTGGTTACCATGTCCATATCGGTTTCGACAGTTTTGGCGATACGCTCAACGATAGGTTCAACGCGCTTGCCAATTTTTACATCAACTGGCACACAGCACACGAGACAATCGGCACCTTGGTTGCCCCAAGCCGTTTAAACAATCGTTTCTGCAAGGTCCGCACAATCGAGGAGGCTCACCGCACAGCCGAGCAAATTCGCTCAGGCAGAATCGGAATCGGTGACCGCTATGTGTCTCTCAACCTCGAATCTTTTGACCGCCATGGCACAATCGAGGTTCGCCTACACCAAGGCACCTTGAATGGTCGCAAGGCTGTTGCTTGGGCAGAGTTCATTGCAGGACTCATTGATTACAGCAAGGGCAACAATCTGCTCGGAGCAACCTACTCACGAACAGACATCCGTTTAAACAACATCCAAACCCTGCTCGATGAAATCGCACAGGACAACCTCGATGTACGAACAGCGGAATACCTCAAGCAACGCGCCTTGAGTCTACAAGGTCAGGCGTAAGCCGACAGCCTGCCCCAAGTGGGCAAGCGAGGGAGCGTTACCCTCGGCAGGCACAAGCAGATGCGAGAAAGTCTCGCACTGTTTAAACAGATAGGACTGGAATCATGATTACGATTGAAAAGCAGTGGGGAACTCGTGTTGGGTTGTGTGCATGGTGTAACAAGCCAGCGACAAAGCAATACCAAGATGTAAACTCACAGAATGAACTAACCGATTACCAAGTGTGCGACAAGTGCTACAAGGAGCGTGTTTAAACATGAGATGCAAAGACTGTGGCGCAAGCGTTGACTATTCATCAAGCCAAGACGGAATCTACTGGTCATGCCAAGAGTGTGGCGAGACTACGAAGGAGCGTGTTTAAACATGAAGTGCGATGCTCAAAACTGTAACGACACAAGGGATTACACCATTGCTCACCCATTCGGAGGCGAGGTACACCTATGCCGTACTCATCACAATAAAGTGCTGGATGCACAGGATGCTGTAATCCTGCAACTACTAAGAACAGTGGGTGTTTAAACATGGACTTATCATTCTTCACAGATGGTCGTGCGCTTCTGTTCATGACAATCGCTGGAATCGTTTACTACTTCTACCTACTGGCAACAGATAGCAATGAGTAACGAATTGTTATACATCGTGGAAGGTGTAGACCCAAGCGGGCGCAAGTTCGCTGGGGTTTACTCCAAATCAGATGCAGATTACCTCGTTGCAAGTGACTGTTTAAACAAGGTTATTGGAACGCGCACCAATCGTGATACAATCAGAACATCAACACCTAACAGACTGGAGAATAAATAAATGTGTGGAATCGCAGGCTTCTGCCTTAACCCAAAGCATCATGTCAATACAACAGAGTTAGCATCGCAGATGCTTCTCGACATCGAACATCGTGGCTATCACGCCACTGGTGTGGCATGGATTAACAAGGAGGGAAAGCGTGCCATTACTAAGGCACCAATCTCAGCCTCTAAGTTCATCGCAACCAAGGCTGGTCAGAATGTGTGCAAGGATGCAACAACTGCAATCTTGCATACACGCTGGGCAACTCAGGGTTCGCCAACTATTAACGACAACAACCACCCAATTCCGCGTGGCAAAATCGTACTCACTCACAACGGACACATCGCCAACGATGACCAACTGTTTAAACAACTCAAGGTTGACCGCATCGGTCAAGTAGATTCAGAGGCTGTCGCTGCATTGCTTGCCTTTACTAAAGGTCAACATCCTGCCGAGGTACTGACACGCATCCAAGGTAGTGCTGCACTGGCTTGGATTACCCAAGACCAAGGCGACACCTTGCACCTTGCTCGTGTATCCAACAGCCCACTGTGGATAGGTCAGACCCTTACTGGTTCGCTGGTTTATGGTTCAACAGAGGAGACAATCGAGAACGCAGGCATCATGCTTGGCTCAGACCTTGACTGGTCATACTCAGCAGAGGAAGGCGAGTACTTCAAGGTTAAGAACGGAAAGATTATTGAGCATCAGAAGTTCAAGCCTTACCGCTCAGCAATCAGTCACGACTGGCGCAAGTACGCAATCGGAAAGTATGAGGATGAGTTAAGCGAGCATGCAAGTTACTATGACTCGCACCTATTCTAAATAAGTTTCGGCTTTTCGTGGAAGGCGAGCCGAATAAGAAACCCCTGCTAAAGCCCCTGCTTTGGCGGGGGTTTTTCTTTTGCCCAACAAAAATCGTTGGGTGCATTATGTGTTTTAACACATAAAAAGTTGACACCCAAATAACTATAGTTGTGTTTAAACAATTAGCACTCACACCCAGGGATTGCTAATTGCATAGCGTTTAAACAGTACAAGAGTTGACACCCAAGTATGTGTACTGTTATTTAAATGTTTAAACAGTGGTACTTGACACGGATGGTAAGGTAGGTTTTACCGCAGGTAAAACTAAAAGATAGATGCGGTTATGTTTAAACAAAAAAATAATTTAAAAAAGTTTTCAAATGTACTTGACACGCATTGCATACAGTATGAGATGATTCTTTCTGTAAGCAACCTTGCTTACCAAATAGATTGGAAACTAGATTCAAATGTTAACTTCAACAGACCTATTCGCTATCGTGATTCTGCTATTCGTATTGGTAGGAACACTCATCGCTCTTATCGTGGGCAACCATGCATTAAGTAACGACAACAAGAACCTACGCAGAACAATTAAAATCTTGAAGGATGCACAGAAGGTGGGCAAGTAAATGGCAGTGGCAAAACGAGACCCTGTAAAGGTACGGATACATCAGAAGGCACAGCAACTAGCGGTTAAGCACCTATGCCACAAGTACCATGATGAGTACACAGCAAAGTACCGAGCGCTTGTCATTGAAATGGGTGGCAGGGTGCATCCAACCAAAGCAGAACGCATCGCTAATCTCAAGCGACAGATTCAAGAACTAGAAAGCGAGGGTGTTTAAACATGGATGAGTTAGAAGTTTTGCGGGCGGAGTACAAGAGGGCACAAGAGAACCCTTTATTCGATGACCCAAAATTATACTGTGTTTTACTTGACCTAATCCAAGCAAGGATTGACGAGATTGAGGTGCGCTATGCCAACTACTAAACAAACCTACCAAGGCTGGGCAAACTACGAGACATGGAATGTTGCACTCATTATCAACAACGAGTACAAACTTTACCTATCAGCCCTTGACTTTATGAAACTATACAAAGGTGCCACCCCATACAAATCATGGGTCGAGCATGCTGGATTAACAGAGAAAGAAACTGTTGACAGTGTGCCATTCATTGACGATAAACTATCTTACGCAGAACTAAATCAAATGATGAAGGGATTGAACTCATGACAACGCTGTGGAAAGCAGAGGTTACATCCGAGATGGTGGCACACCTCAGTGAGGACAAGAAGGTAGAGTTTTTTAAGGCTCTATCAGATGCTGTTAACGCGATTGGCGCAGAGTTAGAAGTCGGTCGTGAGTTTAAACATGACTCCAAGTAAGGTAGTTATTAAAAGAACACAGATAAAAATAAAGCAAACCATAATCAAAGGAGACGGACAGATGCCCAAAGGTGCAGTGCTTTACCCCGATGGAACCTATGAAGAAAAGGATTTCAATGGACTCAAAGACATGCAAGGCGCAGTCAATGGGTTGATTGAGATTGTTCACATGTACGATTACTATGGAGATGAAGTACTGACAGGCTATGTAAATGAGGAAGGCATCCTGCTTGGACTACCACTGAACACAGTGGCGAGCGCGTTGTCTTTCATGTTCGGCAATAACCCAATGATGCTTGGCAACATGATTGTGCTAGGCAAGGATGATGGAGAAGGCAATGACACAGACATACCGCAGGACATCCTCGCGTTCATCAAGAAAGTATGCGCGGACAAGAACAAGATTGAAGCAGAGTATGAACCGACTAACGCCTAGCGGTAGGTTGTGGCTGGTCACAGTCATCGTGTTCGTATTAGCAATCGCATTATTTCCCCGCGATTCCAAGTCAGTGATTCCGTTTAAACACTCACCGATGTCAGGTCAAGTTGTTGCGTATTACACAAACGACTACCAACGCTACGCCATAGACCAACTCACCAAAGATGGACGGCTTGAACAGTGGTCATGCCTGCATGATTTGTGGACACGAGAGAGCAACTGGCGACCAGCAGCATTGAACAAGGAAAGCAAAGCAGCAGGCATCGCACAGTTAATGCCAGTCACATGGGGCTTGGTTGGACACAAGCAAACAGAGGACGGATACTTACAAGTGGATGCAGGGCTTGCGTACATTGAAAGAAAATATGGAGGCAATATCTGCAAGGCGTATGCTTCTAGTCTTTCAAGAGGATGGTACTAGGT